TTATTCTTTTTTCTTTAGGCATTTAAGTATTTGAACAATTAAGCGGGCACTCTTCATTTTTCTGCCTTCTTCTTGATAGTACTGTTCAAAAAGGGCATAGAAGGAGATATGGATTTTTTCAGGCTCAGGATTAGCATATTCAGATTGTAATTCTAATAATTTTTTAGCGGCGCATTGTTCACACTCACTCGCTGTATCTCGAGTAGGCGTATAACGTTTGCCTAGATAACGAACAGTGATGCGCCACGCCGTCCCCGCGTTTAACTGGCTTTTGCATAATAACACTCCAAATTTCATGGTACTGCAATGGAAATATAAAGCGTTTTATTAATGCGAATTTTGAATTGACCAATAGACAATAAAAAAACCACCTAATTCTTTCGAATTAAGTGGTTTTTAAATTTTGGAGCGGGAAACGAGACTCGAACTCGCGACCCCAACCTTGGCAAGGTTATAATATTTTAAATAAATCAATTGCTTAAAATTGAGTGGTGGCGCAATGGGGGCAGGGTGATTTTATTGTAATAAAATATTTATTTTATATCGTTTTATGAGCAAAATAGATATTAATAATGTTCATTCATTTTAAAAGAAGCAAAAAATTTATGAAAGACGGTTTTAACAAATTAAGAAAGTTATCGGAAAATGCTAAAAAACTTAATGGTGAACAACAAGTTTCTTTAGGTACTTTATTTAATGAGGGGTTTATTCAAACCCACACTGATTTTGAAAATATTGATGACCTATTCGAGAAGGCAGGATTTAAAGTTGAAACAGAAGAAGATTTTGCAGCTATTCCACAGGAAGATATTGATGCTTTCGTTCAAGAGCATACCAAATTTGACAGTTTTACAGATATGCAACAGAAGGCAGCAGCGGAGCATGTCCGAAAACAAATTTTCAAGGGGATAAAATAAATAAAGGCGCATAAAGCGCCTTTTTAATTTTTACGTCTCGCTTGCCTTTGGGCTTTAGCCTTATTTAGATTATCTAAAATCGGCATGACAGTAGCAGGGTTATAAAGGTGCTTTCCGTCACCGCCCAGATTATAAGCCCTTAATTCATCAATAATAGTTTTTCTTGATAAATTGTATCGTTCCATTAACCATGAAGCCGGCACACGGTTCGGTATTTCCTCCGCTTTAATTTCTAATACTTTACCGATGTTTTGGATTTCATCGTGAATAAAAATCTGTGGCGGTTTTTCCGATTCAACTACAACAATATATTTTCCCATTACGCAACTTCTCCAATGCTAATTAAAATTTCTTCTGGTAAATCGTCGGTGTCTTTTTCAATCAAACTTCGCATCGCTTTTTCATAGCCTCCATTAATAAATCTTGTACTTCACGTTTAGACTCACGGCGCTCCATTACGATTTCATCCATCGTGTCTTTTGCAATGATGTGATAGATATAAACAGGGCGGTCATAGCCCGCTTGCGCTTGGCGTGTTGGTCCAATACGTTCGATAATTTGTTGGTACTGTTCCAAATCCCACCAGTGAGAAAAGAACACAAGGATATTTCCACCGTCTTGTAGATTAAGCCCGTGACCTGCGCTTGCAGGATGGGCAAATAGCACAGGGATTTTACCTGCGTTCCAATCGTGAATCGTTTGCGGGTCTTTATCTAAATGGCGACCTTTTGGGAATGCTTTTAATAAACGCTCAAGGTCGCTTTTAAAATGGTATGCAACCAACACAGGCATGCCCGCAGCTTCTTCAATTACTGATTCAAGCGCCTGAATTTTTAAATCATGGATAGGGTGCCAAGTGCCGTTTTCATCGGTGTAAATAGAACCGCTTGCAATCTGCAAACACTTCATTGTTTTTGACGCTGCGTTGAATGCTTCGACTTCAACAGTTTCAGCTAGTTCAATGAACATTTCCTTTTCCATTTCTTCATAGGTTTTACGGGCTTTGCCTGTAAGCTCTACTTCGATTGGGTAGACGATCGGCTCTTTAATATTGAAATAATCTTTAGCCTCAATGCTTAAACATACGTCATTAATTCGTGCATGAATTTCGCCTTGACTATGATCGAACGGCACAAGGTTAACAGCGTTACGATCGTCACCAACTACGACTTTTTGAAACCAACGATCTGTAAATGAGCTGAAACTTGTGCCTAATCTTTGTCCACGATCAATGAACCATAATTGACCCCAAAGGTCTTTAAGTCCGTTGGGTGCAGGTGTTCCCGTTAATTCAATGAATCGTTTGACTCGAGTATGTGCAACTTTACCTAAGGCGCGTGCACGTACCGAACCTTGTCTTAAACGAAAACCTTTAAGCTTTGTACTTTCATCAGCAACCACTTTTGTAAAAGGCCATTTGCTGCCTAGAAAATCAATTAACCATGGTAAATTTTCATAGTTAATTGCATACGCATTCGCTTTTTGTTTTAAAGCACGTACGCGGTCTTCAGGTGAACCAACTACGGCGACAACTTTATAGTCCTGTAGATGTTCCCATTTCTTAGCTTCATCAGGCCATGTGGTTGCAGCAACTCGCAAAGGGGCAACTACAAGAGTCGGCCCCGGCTCAAACAATTCAAGAATTTCTAAAGCGGTGAGGGTAGAAGATGTTTTACCTGTGCCCATCCCCGCAAACACGGCACAACGTTCATTATCAAGGATGTGATTGATAATTAAATGTTGGTAATCGTGTGGTATGAATTTACGTGGGTGGGTCATGGGTTTGGCTCCGATTTCATAAAACCGATCCAATGCGTATTTGCACGTTTACCACTTGGGTGCCCGAACCACGGTTTTTGATCTGTTAAGGCTAGAACTTCGCTGACTTTAATTCGGGTTTCATTCCATTTGAAAATCAACATACCGTTTAGTTTGAGCACACGAAAGCACTCCGAAAAACCTTTGGCCAAGTCTTCTTTCCAGTTTTCACCTAATTTCCCATACTTCAAAGCAAGCCAACTTTTATCGCCTGCATGCACTAAATGTGGTGGGTCAAAAACTACTGCATGAAAAGTCTCATCTTCAAAAGGCATGTTTCTGAAATCCATTTCGATGTCTGGATTGATTTCAAGTGAGCGCCCATCACACAAAATATGTGATTCTTTACGTATATCCCCAAAGGTCACATTTGGATTGCTACGATCAAAATGAAACATACGAGAACCGCAACAAGGGTCTAAAACTTTAGCCGTCATTTTTCACCTGCCTTATTCGCACCCCAAGCAGATAAGCTGTCTTGTTGTGCAGGAATAAATTTAATAAGTTGATGCTCTCTAAGTCCCTGAAGTAGCTTTCTAAACTTATTCAGACTTAGTCCTTTATCTTTAATGCGAAGGGCGCTATACATTTGGCGCGTATAAGCGACCTTATTTGCATTTATGAATTGAAGAGCTTCTTGCTCAATTTCATTTAAGTTCGGGCAAGCAATCTTTTCTTTATTAGTAAAGTTCACCCTAGTAACTCCTCAATTCGCTCTATGCTGTCTATAACTTCAACTCGTTGCCCCATCTTGCGCATGCGTTCATGTTCACGTGCTTGGGCTGCGGTTGGTTTTTCCTTTGGTGCCTTTAGCTCTGCCCAAAAAGTATTGTCTGGTAGCATTACCAGACGGTCGGGTGCAGAGTTTCGGCTAATCCATTTAACCTTGCGGACTTCGCCCCCTAGGGCTTTGACCCTGTCCACAAGGTATTTTTCAATTACTGATTCGCGCATATTTACGCCCGTAAAGGCATAACTACGCCCTTGGCATGTTGGTCGAATAAAGTGCCGTCAAAATCTACTAAAGCAGCTTGATTTGCAGACTGTGGACGCAATAAAACGTTTATGCCATTACCACCAAGTGCTTTATGAATCTTTTGGAAATCAGCCAAATAGGACCAATTGAAAGTCGGATAGCGTCCTTGGTACTCGAAAGGTACTTCTTTTGGATAAATACGTTGCCAATCAGGGAATTTCCCATCAATAGGAATGAAAAGCTCATGCACTTGTAGAGGAAAGTTTGAAATTTTTCCTTGCTGTGTACTACGATCAATTACGATGGTGCAATGCCCCTTACGGTTTTTACTTGGTACTTTTTTAATAAAGGCTTTTACAGCTTCAGTTGGAATAATGAAGTTGATTTCTTCATTTAAACCGTCGATCTTGCATGCAAATGCTCTGTGACCATCGGTAGAAACAACATGCCCTTTATTAATAGCCACGCCATTTAAATAAAAACGTATGTCTTTAATTGCTGTGCAAATTGTTGCTGCATCCAATACCTGCATTGGAATTTCAATTTTGATGTTTTCCATCGTTTTAGTCCTTCTTATAGCGATATGACTCAAAGCCCGCTGCAGCTAAAGGCAAATCAAGTGCCCATTCGGGATTGGTAGCAAGCAGGCTTGATAAATGTTCGTGGTTGTATTCAGGTACGTCATCGGCTTCTGTAATCACTTCATCGTGTACAGTTAAATCAATTTCGTAACCTGAAATCTCGATTAATGGCATGTTGTGACCGAGAACATCACGTGCAACTGCTTGCGTAATGTTCTCAGCAAACTTACCGCCATAGGTGTAAAGGCGTTCCCATTTACGTGTGTACTGGTTATTGCCCATGTAAGAAATTCTGTTGTCGTCCGCTTTTGCACCCGGATAACAAAGGAAACGACCGCTTGGCAATTTGATGTAAAGCCACGAGCCTTTTTTAATGAAAATAACTTTGCGACATGGAAAGGGCTTATCGGGGTTGTTAATGGCATTAATTGCTGCCACGCGAAGCTCATTCCACCATGCACTAATATTTGGATGCGCATAACGCCATGAGCGTTTGAACGAATCACACACTAACCATGTGTTTTTCTTTAAACCGAAAGTGGTGCGCTTTTCTTTCTTGTGCCATTCCCAAGCGCGGATTGCTTCATTCATTATGCTTGGGTCAATGCTGTCAAAAGCTTGTGCGGCCATGTCGTCTAGGTCTAAGCCGTATGCAGCTGCGAACGTTAAAAATGCGCCTACACCGCCTTCATAACCTAAAGCCAATTCCTGAACCTTACCGACTTGGCGTTGTTCTTTGTCTACGTCTTCAGGTGATACACCAAACGATTTTGCATAAGCCAATTTATAAAGGTCATGGCCTTCGCCTGCATCAAAGTCATAGAACGCTTTGAGTTTCCATGTTTCACCCGCAAGCCAAGCTAGGGCGCGGCCTTCAATGTTTGATAGATCGGCTACAACGAGTTTTTTGCCTTCTGGCGCACAGATACAACCGCGAATTGCTGAGCTTGTTAGTTCCATAACATTTTCATAGAACATATCCGCACAGCCGATTTTTAAAGTCTCAATGCCTTCATCAATTACGTCTTGCTTAAGCGTAGGACGGGGTAGGTTTTGCGGTTGGAATAATCGGCCCGCCCATCGTCCTGTGCGTGATGCACCGTTAAATTGCAAAGTTCCGCGTAATCGACCATCTGAGCTAACACCTTTAGCGAGCGCGGCGTATTTTGCTGTACTGGTAGTTGAAGCCTGTAAACGGATGGCAAGCAATTCGCGAACTGCAAGTGGCAAAGAGTCGTCATTAATACGGCGCTCTAAAGTTGATTTCTGCATATCTGGCAGCGAAACACCATGTGCTTCGAGAATATGCTTAAGCATTGCATCGCGTTGGGTAGCTGCCTGTACTTCACCATCCGTTAATGCAACGGTGCGTTTTGCCAATCCTTTTTGCGCTTTGTCTACTGCTTCAATTGCAGATTCAACAAGATCAAGGTCAATGCAAACGCCACGGTCATTAATTTTTTGGTCAAGGTGCCAAAGTGCTAGTTCAGCTCCACGATAATTCCACTTTGGAATGCGTTTATGCAATTCGCGCATCGCCAAAATATCGTTTTTGGCATAGTCGAGAAAACGTGCCCATTCAAGCGGATGCGTTTCACGGGTAGCGCGGCGTAATTTTTGATTAGCAGGGCGGGGCTTGCAGAAAAGCTGAATAAGTTGTTTACCTGCTTTGTCCTTCGCCTTGTCTTGATCGATCTTGAAAATTTCACAAAGTGAATCAAGCGAACCGGGCAATGAATGGCTCAATGCTTGAACCATTGTGTCTTCCCAACGTTCGATTGGTAGAACAATATCAAGGCCCATCTTCGGCAAAGCATGACGTAAAACGGTACGGTCAAAATGTGAATTGTGAGCGATAAGTTTTACATTTGGATCGTTCAATAATTTGCAAAGTTCATTTGATAAAGGGTTAGATGCAACATCTTCAACATGAACAGGGCCGTCATTTAAAGCCCAAGCAAATACGGTAATTTCAACTTGTTCTGCATAAGCGTGTGTGCCGTTTTTAATTGGCACTTCGCAATATGTCTCAAGGTCAAGCCAAAGGATGTCATCCATTTTTATAATTCCTATTTTGCTTTGGTAAAGTGAACGCAGAGGGTCAGCAATACATTCACTTTCCAAAGCAATCCGCAAAATGCGAGATGCTTTTAGGGTTATGCTTCGAAAACACCTTGGTAGAATTCGCCTTGAAGTTCGGCTAATTTTCCTTTCAGGATTTCGATAAATTGATCAGCACGTTTTTGGTCGTGGTTGTCTTTACCTACAAAACGCAAAATAAATGTAGGTTCAGAGTTATTTACGGAAATACGAAGGGAAATGGTGATAGCTTCAATAGGTAGGCCTTTGTAGCTTTCAGTGTTCAACACGATTGCAGTAGGTAAGTTTTCATCAATGCCTGTAGCTTCTAGGCTTTCTGCAGCACTGCGTTGATATCCCATTTCAGCAACATGGCTGTTTAATTCCGCGTTTTTAGCAATTTTTACTTTGCGTAATGAGCGAATGCCTTTATCGAATGGGATTACGGTATTTAAGGTTGCCCCATCTTCACCAGTAGATTTACCTTGAAGGGTAATGAACTCGGCCCAATCGTCTAACAGATCGATTAAATCTTCTTGGTTATAGCGGCGGGTATTAGCAATTTCAAAAGCAATAAATTCAGGCTTTTTATCTAAAACTAAAACGGCAGTGTCGTCAGCATGACCAGGGTCGGCTTCGTTACCAATATTAAAAAACGCTTCTGCTTTAAGTGTGCTACGGGTATTAATGAAATTTTTTAAGCCTGCAACGCCACGTGCTTTTGCATACTCAACAAACGAATCAATATTGCTTGTGTTGAAAGTGCCGCGGAAACGGTCACGCAAAGCATTAAATTTTTCTGTGCTATGGACCTTAAAACCTTCAGGTACGATTGCAATTGAAGCGGTTTTATCAACCTGAACAGGTAAGTTGCCTTGTGCTGCAATTGCTAGCGCTGCGATTTTGTCTACGTTTAGTTGTTCCATGTGTTATTTACCTTATAAAGTTTGGTAGGAAAAGGATTAGCCGTTTAGATAATCTTCGGCTTTGACGCGTTCAGGCATTAAAGACAATTTGCCGCCTTGAAGAACATGCATAGGGGTTTTGCCACTAGCATTTTCGGTTTTATCGCCTGTTTCGGTTGGGGCTTTGAAATTGATTTTGTGGGCAACTTCGACTTGGTTACTGTCAGAAATCTGGTTAATGGTTAATTCCAAAGTAACTTTGCCTGCTTTGCCGTGAGTCACTACGGCACCTGCTACAGTTGAAAGGAATAGACCTAGTTGCTTTTCAGCTACACCGTTTTTTAGGTCACCAAGAAATTGAGGTACATCGGTTAAATTATTCATTGTTGTTTTCCTCATTTAGGATTTAAAAATTCGGGTCACACTATCGCAGTGACCGCGGTAAACGCCTTCTGAGTCAAGGTGCAAAATCGTTTACTGCCATGGTTATTTCCAGTATCGACACTCATGGCTTGTCGATTAGCGCCGGTCTCCTAACGCACTGGCTCACTCATATGCTTATGCGAATAACGGGTCCGCGCCTTCTTCATCTGCGCTTAGGTCTTCGAAATCGTCTTCAGACGCTACGCCACCACCTGCAAACGCTTCACCGTCTTTCAGGAATTGCACACCGCGAAGGGATGCATTGATACGTTTGCCGTAGTTGTTGTCTTGGCACCAAAGCTCAATCGCAGCATTCACGTAGCAACCTGCATACGGTTTGCCGTCTGCTTGAACTAACGGTGTTTTACCGTCACGATCGAAGATTGTTGGACGCGTTTTATTACGTGCTGAAATGAAGTAGTTACCTGCGTAACCTTCGTAATCGCCTTTAGTGTCACCATCGTGCAAAGCCATGCGGTCTTTGGTTTCGATTTCTTTTTTAACTTGAGGCCATTTTGCGCCCCATTTTTCAGCACCCATTTTGTCCATCGCCTTACGGATTTCATCAAGCTGCGGATGATCACTAGCAAGAATGAAAGACGCAGAGAAAGCGGGGTCGCCTTCGCCATTTACAGTTTTAGCTTCAAATAAAGCAGGGAAAGCAAGGCGTACATTGTTTAAACGAATTTTCATGGTTATTACTCCGATACTGTTAAATCTTCAAATTGTGGTTTCATGTCCAAAGCGGGACGTTTGTCGCTTTCAGGTGCGACAGTAGGTTTACCGTCCGCCTGAGTAATAAGGGCTTCAATTTTTGTCCATTGGCGCGGGCCGATAGCTTCATCTTTCTTGAGAGCTTCCGCCTTTGTTGGACTAATTAATTTCAGGTCATACATCTGTTCAGTTTTAAGACGCATGCTCTTAAGCAGTTTTTCCGCTTCTTCTGCATCGGTCCAAGTGCGATTACCTTTCTTGCCTTGAACCATCTTGAAGCCGGGTATCGCTTCACCTGCATGCATCTTTTGGTGAACCGCTGAATCGACCGCTTTAATCCATCCTTCGAGAAGGGGGATAACTGCATACATTCGGCTCAACTGTTCATTCTCTAAACTTGGAACTTGTGCCGTTGCATTGGTGATTTCTTCTTGCAAATCGAGTTGGGTTAAATCCTCAAACTCACATGCAATGGTTTCTACCAAGTGCTTTTGTAAAGCAGGGCAAGTTGCCTTTGCTTTACACCAGTGGCACTGTTTCTCACCCGGATTAAATGAGCTGTCTAGGTCCGCAATTGCACCCATATCGCCTTCATCTAATCCTGCTTCTAAAGAATGGATGTGAGAAACAGAAGCCTTGGCATCACGTGCGAAGTCGTAAAGCTCTTCTACTGTTAATACAGATTCAGATTGATAGCCTAAGCGTGGTTGATGGATAACCATTCGTACTTGTTGAAAGTCGCCGAACATACCGAACGTTGCCAAAGCACCTAAACCGTAAAGCGCAAGTTGCTCGTTGCCTTCTGCATCCACCTTTACGCCTTTACCGTATTTCAAGTCGTGGACCTGAATTTCAGTTTCGGTTAGAACAACTGCATCGCTTGTACCGAAAGAACCTTCTGCACCTACAAACTCGGAAAAATCAACACGCTGTTCTACAAGCAACTCGTTGCCTTCAGCTTGGGAACGCACCGCATCTAAATAGATTTGGACGTTCTCAACCATTTCTGCTTCTACTGTGAAGAAGTTAGAAACAGGGCTTTCTGTGGCTTCATCAATCCAAAGGGCGTTGCCTTTGATAATGACAATTGTGTGGCCTTCAAAATCCGCTGCATTCTTACCTTGCTCTAAGCATTCCGAAGCAAGGAAATGCGCAGCCGTGCCTAGATCGGCATGCTCTGAGCTGCTGTCAGGTAGGTCTTTCTCAAGAATTACGCTACCTGCACAACGCATCCAACGGTGAGCCGAAGAAGGACTTAATTTTGCATGTGCTGTCATGACTTAATCCTTATTGAGCTGCCGTAAAGCCTGCTACAACTGCCAAGGCAATAATGATGAACAGGGCAATGGTAAAACCAATTAACTCACCAACTGTAAACACGGCTTTGATTCGCTTATTTAAAAAATGGGTTTGAGTATTCATATGCATTTCCTTATGCAAGTGCTGATTCACAAGCTGCGATTACTTCTGCGTATTTATCCGCGGGAATGGTTGCAACAGTTGAAGCGCCTACAGCACTTAAAATGGCTAAAAGTGCAGCACGGTCTTTTTTAGCTACTGCTAAACAAGCGTCTTTCACTTCTTTTTCAGTGATTTCTGATTTAGTTGTTTCTTCAACAACTTCATCTTTTGGCTCTTCAACAGGTGCAGTTTCAGATTTGGTTTCTTGTACTTCTTCAACCTTTTCTGCTTTGGTTTCTTTAACCGTTTGAGTTTTTGCAGGGTTAGAGGTTTTAACTTCTGCGTTTTTAATTTCTGGCTTTGCTTCTGCCGTTTTGGTATCACCAAATACATAAACTTCGATGTTTGAAGCTTGTGCAACGATATCTTTTGAGTTTGTTAAACCCGCTTTGATAAGGTCTTGGCAGATTAGGCTGCGCCATGTATGAATATCTGTTGTCATGGTTTTTATCTCACTTGTTGCGTTTGTCTCAACATGATTGATAAGTTACTCACAACATTAAGTTGCGTCAAGTGCAACTTTTTAAAAATATGCATAAAAAAACCTGCTTTTAAAGCAGGTCATTGAAAATTAATGAATTAAAGTTTTAACTAAATCTTGTACGGCGTTTTGCACGATATACATAGCGTACTGAATCGATAACTTGACCCACAAAAATACAATCTTCGTCTAAGGGAATGATGTTTGGAACAAAGTTTGGGTTGATGGCTTGAAGGTATCTTGAGCCGTCAGATTCAATGATTAATTTCTTAAAAGTTGCATCGGAATGTTTACGAACAACGATTACATCGCCCGATTGCATATCGGCATAATAAACAGATGGGTCTACTAAAATATAATCACCTTCTAAAAATTCAGGCTCATTACTAACGCCCTTTACTTTTAGATAGAAACAATCTTCACAACCATCATCGGGTGCAGGCAACCATTCTGTTACTTCTGATAAATCAACAGCTTCTGCATTTGTCCAAACACCTGCTTGTACCCAAGAAAGTACAGGGAGCTTATTGTTTTTGCGAAGGCCTGTAACGTTAGGCTGTTCAATACCTTCAGCCATTTCAAATAGCGCTGACACTGTCACATTAAAAGCTGAAGCAATTTTTTCGAGCTTATCTATATCGGGAAATTGTTTACCAGATTCATAGCGGGAAACATTGCCCTTATCGACCCCTAACTTATCTGCAAGGTCTTGTTGGCTCATCTTTTTAGCTGCTCTCAACTGCTTAATTGCATTACCTAGTCCGGCCTTCATGTGTTTTTCCAAATGTGCGCTATTTAGCATTGTTGAGAAATTTTATTATTAAGTTTGCGTTTGACGCAATAAATTTCAACGCAACAAGTCTTGATAAATTGTTGCGTTTAATGCAACATGAGTCTAATTGTAGGATGAAAGGTAATTAAAAATGTCTACACCGCTTCGTCAAATCAGACTGAAAAATAATTATTCCCTTGCGGAAGTAGCGGCGGCTGTTGGTTCTGACGCGGGGAATTTATCTCGTATTGAAAAGGGCAATCAAAAGCCGTCCTTACAACTGGCAGCAGACCTTTCAAAGTTTTTTAACGAAGAAATCTCTGAGTTAGAGCTTCTTTACCCTGAACGCTATGTAACAGAAGGGTATTTCGAAGACCTCACACAAGAGGAGAATGCAGAATGACTGACGGTAAAAAATTTGATAACGGAAAGCCGCGCTTTTCGTTAATTCCAAAAGGTTCGCTTGCGCCCGTAATCAATGTACTTGAATTCGGTGCGCGTAAATATTCAGAAGACAACTGGCGCAAAGTTGCCAATGCAGAAACACGTTATTTCGATGCAGCTCATAGACATCTAAATGCATGGTGGGATGGGCAAACACTAGACCCTGAAACGGGTGAATCGCATTTAGCGCATGCCGTTAGCTGTTTGCTTTTCATTTTGGCATTGGAACAAGAAAAGAGCTTGTCACGCCCGATCTGCAGTACTTGCGGATTTGCTCCATGTGAATGTAAGCAAACTCTTGCAAACACGGATACCTACCGACCGTTACGAAACTCTTATTCAGTTGAATGGGGGCGTTGATATGACAAATCCGATCAATATTTTTGGCCCTAAAGAATGCTCAAAACATTTTTGGGCGCATGACTCAAATGGCATTGGCAAAACCTGCATATGCTGTGGCTTTTCCGAGAATATTCTACGTCAGACACCGCCCCAATTTACCTACACGGTTTTAACTGGCGCACAAGTTGGTTCAGTGCTTCAGCTCACGCCACAAATTGATGACATGGGCGACGATAGCAATTTACAGCATCACGTTTCACCTTTCTGTGAGGTGCGTGACGTATGAGTTATTTCAAGGAACACGGTAAAACCTTACTTGCTCATCACTACATGATTGTGCCGATCAAGCAAGGTTTAAAACGTCCTGTTATGGATGGGTGGCAAAACGTTCGGCTTACTGCCAGTGACATACCGCGCTTTGCAAATCAAGGCGTAGGCATTTTAACAGGTCAAGGGCCTTTCCCGATTTGTGCAGTTGATATCGACGTAACAGACGCGGATTTATCACACCAGTTTGCAGAATGGTGCCGTGATAATTTAGGTGTGAGCTGTGAACGTGTCGGGAATGCACCAAAGATATTACTGGTGTATAGAGCTGAAGATTCTGATTGGGGTAAATCAACTTCGGCGTGGTTTGCCGATCCTGCCGAAGCAGATAAACCTTTTAAAGAAATACACAAACATCGTATCGAAGTGCTTGGGCGCGGTCAACAATTCGTCGCGTACCATGTTCACCCCGATACGAATAAGCCGTATGAATGGGTTGATTTCTTCGGTGGGCTTACTGAATTTGCTGCTAACGCTTTGCCGACCATTACTAAAGAACAGGTCGAAGAAGCGGTAAAAGCTTTTGAACGTATGGCCGAAGAACACGGCTTTGTGCGTGTTAAAAACAGCAAGTCGCGTATTGGTGCTTTGACGTCTAGTGAACTCGCGGATGAAGAAGATTTATTAATGACGACCACGGCAACAATCGGTTGGTCGTTGGATGATGCAAAAAAATATTTAGAACATATAGACAATGAAGATTATGACACTTGGTTGCGTGTGGGGATGTCTTTACATCATGAGTTTGACGGCAGTGACGTTGCTCTCGAACTATGGAATGAATGGAGTTCTACCGCATCGAATTACGTTAGCTTTGAAGAGCTCGAATACCGTTGGGGTACGTTTAGCGGTACGGGTTCAACTATCATCACAGCGCACTGGTTACTTAAAACAGGTCGTGAATCTAAACAAGCAAAACTTAGATTAGAGAAACGGCAGATTCTTGCTGACATTAAAAATCAGATTGCTGATTGTCGTGACCAACAAGAGCTTTTGCAGGTTGTAGCCAAAGAAGCAGGCAAGGTTGCAGGTACTGACCTTGCTTTACGTACTGAACTATCGGGACTTATCCGTCAGCGCTTCAAGCAATTAACCAAGATCAGTATTTCAGCGCGTGAAGTGAATATCGCAATGGGTGGTCGCAAAGTGCAAATTGCACTTGATGATGCTCAAAAACGCCCGATGACTGAATTCGGTAATGCTTCAAGAATGCTAGACGCTTACGGCAATGAAATTATGTTTATTGCCGAAACAAATACCTGGTATCGATGGAACGGCGTTTATTGGGAATCGTGCGTGAACATGGTCATCGAGCAGTATGCAAAGCAAACTGTTTTGGCTATGGGCGATGAGGCCAAAAAGATTGATGACGATGCACAACGTGCCGAGTTCTATCAATTCTGTGCCATGTCTCAAAAGGCGTTCATGGTCAAAAACATGGTGACGCTTGCTCAATCCGATCCACGTGTATTGGTTCCGATCAAAGAATTAGACAGTGATATTTATTTATTGGGTTGTGCAAACGGCGCAGTGAATTTGCGTGATGGTGAATTGGTTAAGCCAAGTCAAGAATTGCTAATCACATATAGCACTGGTGTTGAATACAACCCTAAAGCCAAATGTCCTCTATTTGAAAAGACTGTGCTTGATGCCTTTTTTGGCGATGAAGAAATGGCTAATTTTTTCCGTCGTTTAATGGGCTACGCGATTTTAGGTAATCCTGTTGAAAACCTAATGATCATTCCGTTTGGGGATGGTGCCAACGGTAAATCAACCGTATTCACAACAATATCCAAAGCTCTTGGCGATTATTCAACTACTACTCCGGCTGAGACTTTCTTAGGCGATGCCAAAGCATCGGCAGGCGGTGCGCGTGAGGATATTTTACGTTTACGTGGTTCCCGCTTTGTCTATGTCGGTGAACCGGATGAAAACAAAGAACTGAAAGAAAATCTCGTTAAAACCATAACGGGTGGCGAGAAGCTTAGCGCACGCGGTCTTTATTCTAGACACACAGTCGAGTTTTCGCCCACTTGGACGGTTGTGATGCCTACGAACCACAAGCCAATCATTAAAGGAAGCGACCATGGTATATGGCGGCGTTTAATGATGGTCCCTTTTGAACGTAACTACGATAAAGACAAAACGCTTGTTAAAGACCCTTTTCTAGCAACGAAATTGCTCAATGAATTACCGGGTGTTTTAGCTTGGCTTGTGCGTGGGGCAATTGAATATCAGCAAGAAGGTTTAAACCCGCCTGAAAAAACGAAAAAAGCACGTGACGAATACCGCGATGAAATGGACCTTTTAAAGGACTGGATTAGCGAATGTTGTGAAGTTGGAGACCCTGAAACGTTTACTGAGTTGTCCTCAAAGCTTTGGGAAAGTTGGCAAGAGTACGCTTCTAAAAAAGGCGAATTACGTTACATACCGACTTCAAGAAGTTTGGGACGGCGTTTGAGTTCAAAGTTCAAAACAGCAAAAGGCGCAAATGGTGCGAGAAAAATGCTCGGTATTCGTGTGCGAGTTTCTGCAGATTCAGATTTGTTTGAGGACGAAAGCGATAAGCAGTAAGGAGTGAGCACGTAGTTTTTTGCGTATACGCAAATTTCTGCGTGTTTGTAGGTGAAAGAGTTTCGGTTTTAGTGGCGTTAAGGCGTTTAAGTGGCATTTTTCTATAAGTTTCTATTTATATATATAGGACTTTCCTTGAAAAACATAAATAAACGCCTTAACGCCACTCCAAAGACAAAAACGCAAAAATTAACGACTTGGAGGAGCGCGCCCATGCCTGTTTTGGCTTTTCTCCCTGAATTTGTAGTGAAAGACAAAGTAAAGCGTAGCTCTGAACCAAAAGTTACAGAGGAAGACGTGAAAAACATTCGAGAACTACATAAATCGGGCATGTCTTATAGACAACTTGGACATAAATACGAAATTTCCCACGAGATGTGCAGACGTATCTGCGTGGGGTATTGCTATAAGGAGGTCTTCTAATGGCTTTACGTGGAAAACAACAACGATTTGTTGATGAATATCTGATTGATCGTAATGCAACGCAAGCTGCAATTCGCGCAGGATATTCTGCAAAAACTGCATATTCAATCGGCGAACAGAACTTGAAAAAACTTGAAGTTAAAAAAGCCATTGAAGAAGGCGAAAAAGAACTTGCAGAACGCAACAAGATCACTCAAGACAAGGTATTAAATCGCTTATGGGAAATGGCAACCGCTGATCCTAACGAATTAATGCGATATATGCGTGTTAACTGCCGATTCTGTTGGGGTATTGACCACAATTACCAATGGACAGTAGGCGAATTTAAAAGAGCAATTCAACACGCGCACGACACGAATGCACCTGAACCAAAATGTGAAGGCGGTTTAGATTTTGATCGTCTCAAAGCGCCTAATCCAGATTGCCCAGAATGCCGCGGCGAAGGCGTTGGATATACGTATATCGCAGATACGACACGTGTAAGTGACCAAGCCAAATTGCTTTATGCAGGTATTAAAGAATCTCAGCACGGCATAGAAATCAAAATGAATGACCAAGTGGCGGCTTTGATTAAAGCAGGTCAGCACATCGGTATGTTCAAAGACCGTGTAGAACTCGGCAACGACCCAGAAAACCCGCTAACCGATCCAAAAGCAGCAAGCACACAGTTAAGCCTTCTTGCCAAGTTGAAAAAGGCTAAGGCTAAAAAGGAGAAAGGCGATGGAAATTAACGGCAAAACAGTTCCATTTACCGCGACCCACTACCATTGGCATTCACGCGAGTTTTTAAGGATAGGTAAACATGGTTACGCTCAATGCCTTATCAATGGCAAGCACTGGGTTGATTGCGGCAATTTGACAAATGCCCAATTGGTTGCGGGTGAACACAGAACAATTATGAAGTTGTTCAAAACAGGCTTGTCACGTGACATATGCAATATGCGCCTTTTCTTCATTGGTTCAACATATCGGATTGGGTGATTGCATGACCAACGATGACGAACTACTCGCATTAATTGCGGATATGAGCGAATCGGAAATTGAGCAATTTATTAATTCGCTTGATGAAGATGAACGTGCAGTTATCAGCAGGATTCTTGCAAATGCGCCTGTATGGTTCCCGCTTGAAGGTCCACAAATGGCAGCTTACACATCAGATGCTGACATTATCGGCTACGGCGGTGCAGCGGGTGGGGGCAAGACCGATTTGATTGCAGGCTTGTCACTCAATGTCCATAAACGCGTGCTGATTGTACGGCGCGAGAAGGCACAGACAGACGGCATTGTGCAACGTATCGAAGAGATCGTAGGGCACAAGAACGGGTACAACACGCAAAAGTCAGCATGGCGCTTTGACAATGGCCGTCTCTTAGAGTTCGGCGGCCTTGACAACATGGGCGATGAGAAACGTTGGCAGGGTCGTGCACATGACTTGAAGGCATTGGATGAAGCAACAGAAATCCGTGAGTCACAAGCAATGTTCGTAATGGGTTGGAATCGTACTAGCGACCCAACGATAAAACCAAAGTGCCTTTTGACATTTAACCCGCCTACTACAGCCGAAGGCCGTTGGGTTTTAGATTTCTTTGCACCTTGGATTAAGAAAGGGTACCCGAACCCTGCACAACCCGGTGAACTTCGTTGGTTTGCCCGTATCGGAGGCAAAGATCAAGAGGTTGAGAGCAATAAGCCGTTTGTACTTATTGACGACCAAATTGTTTATGACTTTGACACTAACGACTACAAGCCCGAACTCATCATTAAACCTAAATCACGCACGTTCATTCCGGCACGTGTGACTGATAACAAGTACTACATGGAAACAGGCTACATGAGTACCTTGCAAGCGCTGCCTGAACCTTTGAGGTCACAAATGTTATACGGCGATTTCGGTGCGGGTATTGAAGACGACCCTTGGCAAGTTATTCCTACAGAATGGGTTGAAGCAGCACAAGCACGTTGGAAACCACTTGAAGACATGCGTATTTTGCATCGTGGTGATTTCAAGATGGATTCTTACGGATTGGACGTTGCACGTGGTGGGGGCGATAACACAATTGGCTTTGCGCGATATGCACATTGGTATGACAACCCGAACGTACTTGAAGGTAAAGATTCACCAGACGGACCAACAAGCGCCTCGTTTGCTGTTTCACATGTTCGTGACCATGCGCCCATTCATGTCGATGTCATTGGCGTTGGTGCAAGTACATACGATTTCTTAAAGCAATCAGGCATTCACGTTGTACCTGTAGACGTACGCAATGCTGCAACTTCTTTCGACCGCTCAGGTCAACTTAGTTTTTACAACCTACGTTCACAACTATGGTGGCAATTCCGCGAAGCATTGGACCCTGCATACGGCAGCACAGTTGCTTTGCCCCCTGAACCAAAGCTTTTAGCAGACTTAACTGCACCACGTTGGGCGTTGCAAGGTACCAAAATCAAAGTGGAATCTCGAGAGGAAATTATTAAGCGTATTGGCCGCAGTCCCGATTACGGTTCAGCAATTATCAATGCGCAAATTGATACGCCTAAACGCCACATTATGCAGGCGATCAATGCATCAGCTGCTAGACGTGATTACGACCCATACGCGTAGTGTCAACAGGAAACAGGGCCTTTTATATGTGTCAATCGCATAATGTTGAAAAAGGTAAATCTATACGGAGTCCCTCAATGTGCGTTAAAAATATTCTTGACGGCGTAACCAATCTTCTCGGGATGGACGCGCCAAGTGCGCAAATCATTGCACCACCAAAACAACCAACGCGCCAAGATTCTAAATCGCCTGATTCATCTGCAACGATTGATCGCGTACAACAAGCCCAAAACTCTATGTCTGGGGGTATTGCAAACACTTTGTACACCGACGCAACAGGTGTTGATGATGAGCAATTACGCTTGGGCAAGAAAACTTTATTAGGCGGTTAACATGGTTGAAGACGATATCAGAGCGCTGAAAAAACGGTTTGATGCTGTTTGGCAATTACGTGTAAATGATATGGACGACTATTGCGCCGAGTTAGCATTACACGTTTTGCCTGCTGCCATCAAAACGATTAAAGATCAAGAAAAGCATGACCGATCTGCATGGTCCAAAATTGTTGATAACACTGGTAAAGACTCGTTGAAAACCCTTGCAGCGGGTATGGTATCGGGCACTTGTTCGCCAAGTCGTAAATGGTTCACATTGCAAGCCGCAGATGAATCATTGCAAAAGGATATTGAAGTTCGTCAATGGCTTAAAGCTGTTGAGGATGCCTGTTATGTTGCGTTTTCAAAAAGCAATGTTTATCGAACTGTGCATCATATTTACATGCAAGAAGGCGCTTTCGGCATCGGTGCGGCGTTAGCTCCTGAACATGGCCGCAATTCAAAAGCCCAACTCATGGATTTAATACCGCTTACTTTCGGTGAGTTTGCTATCACAACAGACGAGTTTAATAAGCCGAACGGCGTTTATCGCAAATTCAAATTAACATCTATCAACATGGTTAAATACTTTGGCTTGGATAACGTTTCGGATGCTATTAAGAACGCGTTTGAAAATAAAAACTACGAACAAGAGTTTGAAGTTTGCCATGCGATTTATGAACGAGTAGATGCAAAAGGGTACGGCCCTAAAAACATGCCTTTCGCTTCAATTTACTATGAACCAAGTTCATCGGATAAATTACTACGCGAAAGCGGCTTAATGGGCTTTCAGGTTATTTGTGGACGATGGACCGTTTCTAGTAGCGATGTGTACGGTGAAGGACCTGCAAGCGATTGTATTGGCGATTTACGTGCATTACAGAAAGGGCATCAACAAATTGCAGTAGGTGTGGACTATCAAGTTCGACCGCCTTTGCTTTTACCTGATTACTTGAAAGGGCATGAGCGCGAGACATTACCAAATGGCATTGCGTTCTACCAAGCGTCACCGACAAGCCAAGTTGCACAAGTTCAAGCGATGTTGAATGTGCAGTTCGATTTGAACGGTGTTATGGCACAGATTGCACAATGTCAAGAACGTGTTAAACGCGCATTTCATACAGATTTGTTCATGATGCTTGATGCTTTTGATAAGGGCAAAATGACTGCTACAGAAGTATATGAGCGCAAATCTGAAAAGATGCTCATGCTTGGTCCGGTAGTCGAACGTCAGATTGATGAACTATTGCGTCCGCTTGTTGAAATCTGTGTTGAGCGTGTCTTGGCAAACAGTGAATACTTACGACAAATCGCACCTGAAGCAATTCAAAACGCTGATGTCGAAATCAATTTTGTATCCATACTTGCACTTGCACAGAAATCTTCGGGTTCGGCAATTCTGGAACGTGCCTTAGCTATGATTGGGCAAGTAGCCCAAGTTGACCCCCAAGTACTTGATAAAGTTGATACAGATAAATTTATGGATGAATACGCGGAGATTAACGGCGTATCGCCTGATATTTTCCGTCCTCAACGTATCGTTGACCAAATCCGTAGTGACCGTGCAGCTCAACAACAAATTGCACAGCAACAAGCCCTTGCTGCCCAACAAGCACAAACGCAAAACACTAACGCCAATACGGTTAAGACCGTAAGCAATACAGATGCAGAAACTTTGTCTGACATGTTCTTGCAAGGCGGTGGCGCATGAGCGATTTAGAAACCAAAGCTAAAGAAAATAAGAGTGAACGTGACCAGGAACTAAATGACCTGCGCTCAATCTTGGAAACGGAACACGGTAAACGTTTTCTAATGCGATTAATTGATCGGGCAAGCATATTTCAACCCACCTATGGCGGTGGGTCACAAATCAGTGATTTTGCTTTCATGGAAGGCCGCCGAGAGTTTGGCCTATACATCCTTGGTGAAATCACACAAGCCAATTCAGATGCATGGCTAGACATGCAGAAACAACGATTTTCAAAACTTAAAGAGAAGGTGAACCATGAGCGAAGTGACAACAACTACGACAGCAACTGATGCAGCAACTACCGCTACTACAACGGATACACCTGCTGTAACTACAACTGCTACTGAAACAGGTGGAGGCAATCCTGCTACAACTCAGGTTGAAACCACACCTACTACAAGCACTACTACAGAAAATACTGAAACAAAGCCTGAAGTTTTATTAGGTGGTGAAGAACCGCCTGCAGAACAACCAATTCAATACACAGATTTCACTATGCCTGAAGGGTACTCTCTGAATCCAGAAGATTCAAAAACCCTTCAGGAACTTGGGCAGCAGTTCAAAATGCCGCAAGAAGCGGTGCAAAAACTTGTCGATTTAGGCGTGCAAATGCAACAACGACAAGCGCAGGAACAGCAAAAAGTGATTGCTTCTTGGGTTGATGCAGCTAAAGCGGACCCTGAATACGGCGGGGAAAAATTGAAGGAAAACCTGTTGACAGCACAACGCGCCTTCAGCTTACCACGTGGCGCTGAAATCTCTAAGATTCTCTTTAAGAGCGGACTCGGTAACCATCCCGCTGTAATTGGCTTTATGACAGAAGTTGGTAAGTTGTTAGAAGGTGACAACATGACACATGGAAAAGGCACAAATACAGCGAACGTGGCACCAGCGGCCGTATGGTATGACAAATCATAAGGAATACTTAGATGCCTACGATTGTACAAACAAACCCAACATTAGCCGACGTTGCCCATAACATTGGTACGAACTCTAAAGTTGGGGCGATTATCGAAGTACTCAACAAACGTCAAGACTTACTTGACGATGCTGTAGTGCTTGAAGCAAATAGTGGTACCCACAATAAAACTAGCGTTCGCTCAGGTTTACCAAAAGGTACATGGCGTAAATTGAACTATGGTGTGCAACCCGAAAAAACATCACGTGTTCAAGTCTCTGATAGTACTGGTCAGTTAACTTCGTATTCAGAAGTTGATAAAACCTTGTACGACCTTCAAGGCGAAAATAAAAAACAATGGCGCTCTGAAGAAGATGCAGGCTTCTTAGAGGGTATGTCACAAGAGGTAATGGAAAACATTATCTATGGTGATGTTGCAGGTGATGTATCTACCTTTAACGGTTTAGCAACGCGTTACAACCATCTTATTGACCCTGAAACAGGCGTAGCACCTGCAAACGCTGTAAACATTCTGGATGCAGGCGGTACAGGCACTGACAATACGTCAATTTACATTGTGCAGTGGGGGCGTGAAAAAACTCACTTGTTCTATCCGCAAGGTACGCAAGCGGGTCTTGATATTCAGGACAAAGGGCAACAAACGGTACTTGATGCGCAAGGCGGCCGTTATGAAGCAATGCGAACATACTTCCAATGGGACGTGGGTTTATCTGTACGTGACTGGCGCTCGGTTGTTCGTATCGCAAACATTGATGTTTCGGACCTTTCAAAAGATGCATCTACTGGTGCAAATCTTATTGATTTATTGGACGAAGCACTTTCTCTCTTACCACTTGCAGGTTCAGCACGTACAGCAATCTACATGAACCGTACTGTTAACCAAGCGCTTAAAGGCCAAGTCAATCACTTTAAAAATGTGCGCTTGACTCTTGAAGACTTCCGTAAAGACGGTAGCCGCAAAATTCAAGCATGGGATGGTGAGCCGATTCGCATCTGTGATGTGATTCTTAACACTGAAGCCCGTGTAGTTTAAGGAGAATTTAACCATGGCATTAGTTGATAAATTACTACAGTTCTCCGATAAGCAAGCTATTGCGGCGGGTGCTAGTACTTTCACTTTGGACACAGTACATAAATCTGTTGGTACAGCGGGTTTACCTATCTGCCTTCAAGGGCATGTAGTTGGACCTGCAAACGCTACCGTTACAGTGACACTCGAAGAAAGTGCAGACGGTACAACTTTTACAGCGGCAGCCGCGTCAAAAGCGTTTAAAGCCGCTGAACTGAACAAAGGTACGTTCTTTTACGTGAACAGTGCGACAAAACGTTTTATCCGTTTGTCTTATGCTGTCGCAAATGCGCCCACTGGTTCTATTTCGGCTTGGTTGGGCAATGAAGCGGATATCCGTACAAACTACGACGCTGTAAGCGGCGCAACTGTTCCAGTTTAATCGAGGTATTTTAGATGTCAGACCAAGTATTAGTAGTTGCTATCAAAAAAGGTTTTTACCATGGTATTCGTGACGTAGGTACAGAATTCTATGTGCCTGCGGGTTTAGTGAACCCAAAAGTAAAAACTTGGTTTAAGCCAGTTGAAGAAAAGCCGAAAGCATCAGGCCGCGGCGCGACAGGCTCAACACAAGCTGAGTAAAGCATATGAGATCAATTGTTGATCTTTGCAATTTAGCCCTGTCGCATCTAGCGCAGGGCTATGATGTAAATGAACTAACCGAACCGACAAAGCATGCAAGATTGTGTAATACCTTTTACCCAATTTGCCGTAGAGAGCTGTTGGACAACGAACATCAATGGACGTTTGCCGTTAAGCGCGTTCGCTTGAATGTCGATGCAGGGTATGAGTTTGGCACGGCGTATGTTTTGCCAAGTGATAAGGTCCGTATATTTCAGCTTGAATCAGGCAGTCGATTCTATGTAGAAGGCAATCTTCTATTCACAGAAGATACCACACCAATCTTACGCTATGTTCACGATGTGAAAGACTTGGCGTTAATGCCCGATTCTTTCAAGACCGCTCTATCTTATTTGTTGGCCGCACGAATAGCAGGCCCTTTGACGCAGAACGAGCAAAAACAAATCTCCATGATGCAGCTTTATGAAATTGAAAAGAACAAAGCAATTTTCATTGATCTGCAACAACATCGAATTGAACCACGGCCTGAGCATACAGGCTCAATGTTTGAGGCACGATAAATGCAATATTCGTTTAATGGTGGCGTAATTTCGCCTGACATGTTTGGTCGCATTGATCAGGCGAAATATCAGACTGGTGTAGCTAAATGCAAAAACCTTTATGTCGAACTGTTCGGCGGGGTTGTCTATCGTGCAGGCTTTCGCTACGTACACCATTACCCGAAATCAATGGGCAAAATGCGTTTAATCCGTTTTGTTTTTAGTGAAGAACAAGCCGTTGTTTTGGCTATTCGTGCAGGCGCTATAAATTTCTTTGCTGACGGCGGTATGCTGCTGAATGAAAATAATGAACCTTTAGAAGTTGCAGTACCGTATGCCGAAGAGCATTTAATGCAACTCCGTTATGCTCAATCTGCGGACGTTGTGACAATAACCCATCCTAACTATCCACCTAGAAAAATTATTCGTAAGAGCGCAACGGAATGGATAACAGAACTGGTTATTGTAGGATATGGCATTGGAACACCACAAAATGTTGCTGCAACTGCTCACATTGAAGATAAGTATAAACCCGGTGGGAGCATGCATGATTCTTACATTGAGCGTGATTATTCTTACCAAGTCACCGCAGTAGATGAACAAAATGAATCTGCTGCATCTTTAAAGGTTGTTGTACAAAACGATTTAACGCTGGCAGGGAATTACAACACGATTACATGGGACGCGGTAACTGGTGCTAATCGCTACAACATTTTTAAACTACGATCCGGTTTAGCAAGCTTCATAGGTGAAACAACCGAAACCAGTTTTACAGACGATAATATTGAAACAAATGGTTCAATCACACCGCCATTAATTCGCAACCCTTTTGAATATAACCCGACTGCCGTTTCTTATCATGGGCAGCGAAAAGTGTATGGCGGTGGTTATAAATCGCCCCAATGGATTCGCATGTCGCGTACGGCAACGGATGACAATTTCGGGTACCACATTCCTACTCAAGATACAGATTCAATTCAAATACGGTTTGCTGCCCGCGACGGTAACGGTGTTAAACACCTAGTTACAATGAGTGATTTACTTATTTTGACAAGTGGGGCACTTTGGAAAATGTCAGCGGATGGAGCCGTAACAGCTGCTAGTGTGAATATGAACAAGCAGTACAGTACAGGTGCAAATGATGTGACACCCGTTGAAGTTGACGGCGCTACAATTTTTTCCTCTGATCAAACAGGGCACGTACACGAAATATCATTGGCAAGCGGATACAACGCATCTTTTTATCAAACAATCGACTTATCAATAATGTGCCCACAACTTTTTGATGGGCAAAAAATTATTGATTGTGCATTATTGCGTAACCCTTTGAATATTATATATTTTGTACGTGGTGATGGTGTTTTGCTTTCATTAACATATGAGCCAAAACAACAGGTTTGGGCTTGGGCAGAGCATCACACCAACGGTAAATTTTTGTCTATTGCAGAAATACCGGAAGAAGATCAATCTGTTTTATATGCGTTTATTGAGCGTGACGGTTTTTATACCATTGAACGTATGCTTACAAGGCAGCCGTTAGATATGCAGGATAAGTGCTATTTAGATAGCAGCATTCAGTACAAGGGCAATCCTACATCAACTTTAACCGGCTTAGATTGGCTTGAAGGTCAAACAGTATCTGTGTTTGCAGATGGTGGCGTTAAACCCAATGTCAAAGTAGAAAACGGCACAATTAAACTGCCACGTGAATTATCTAATATTTGGGTTGGTCTGAATTACGAAGCTGAACTACAAACATTGCCAATTTTTCAAGAACAAAAAAATCCTGTTAAACCTAAAGTCGTGAATAAGGTTCACTTAAGAGTAAGAGAGTCTCAAAACATTTTGGTCGGTGCTAACCAAGATATTGAGGACCGCACACCGATTGATGAGTTTAAGCCGCGTAGCAATGAACGCTATGGTAGCCCCCTTAAATTGTATTCGGGTTTGGTAGAAGTACCAGTTGACAGCACTTACGAAAGAGACATTCAAATTACTGTAAAACATGATAAACCTTTACCAATGAAGATATTGGCCCTTGAGGTAGAAATGACATGAGACGAAATAATATTGAAATTCGTAAGCCGACTGAGCGCGATATTCGTATTCTTGTTGAAAACCTGCGTGATGCCGATAAAGACGAAATGAAAGCGTACTTCAATGACAATTTTCATTGGATGATCAAAATGTCTATCAAGCATTCAAGCGATGCTTGGACTGTAGTAGTTAACGGTAAATTGCTTTTTATTTGTGGTGTTGGAATGTCAAGTTTAATAGGTAACGTTGGTTGCCCATGGTTACTTGGCACAAATTTCATAAAACAATATCCGTTTGAATTTTACAAACAATGCCAAAGTATTTTAAAGGAAATGCGGTCGGAGTATGCCGTTCTTGTAAATCATGTGTATGAAAAAAACGAGAATGCTATACGTTTCTTAAAAAGACTAGGCTTTGATTTAAAAAAAGCGGAACCATACGGCGCGAACAATAAAATGTTCCATCCGTTCGTGATGGGGGCGTTATGACAAATCCATATGCATATGCAGCGGTTAAAGGTGTAGAAGCGCTTTCCAATTACGCAAAAATGAAGGCGCAAAAACAGTCATTTAAGGACCAAGAAAAGCTCGCCCTTTACAATGCAACCCTTTCAGATAATCAGGCTCGGCAAGCCATCGAAGATGGTACCAATGCCGTAACTGATTATCAGCGTAACGTTTCGGCCTTTAAATCAAGCCAAATCAACGCCCTTGCGGAGAATGGTATTGATGTAACACAAGGTTCAGCCATTGATTTACTTGCTTCAACAGAGATGCTCGCTCAAGGAGATATTGATTCAATTAAATACAATGCTGCGCTTCAGTCTTGGGGGCACAAGGTTCAAGCCACAAATTACCGCAATCAAGCCGAAAATTACCGTGTTGCTGCGAAGTCCATTAGACCTGTATTAAGCACGATACTAAACCTTAGCGGTGAAGCTGCTTCCGCTTTTGGTTCAAGTATGGGTAAAGGCGGTTTAGGTGGAGGGCTTGAAAGAGGTTCTGCATCTAGTGGCGGTTCTGACTTTGCTTCAAGCCTTTATGATATAGGTGGCAGTAATTCGCAAGGTGCATCATGGCAAAATTATAATTGGAATTGGTTTGGAGCTAGTTAATGCGTATCCCACAATTTAATCGACAAGTTTCGGACAATAGTGTTCCAAATGTACAAGTCAGTGGCGGCATGTCAGCAGGCGAAGCCGCTAGCTTAGTTGGTAATAAAACCGATAGTTTAGTTGGTGCCCTTAATTCTGGTTTGAACGCGTACCAAGCATACCAAGATGAAGCGGACCGCGTACGGGTTATTGATGCCCAAAATAAACTCGCTGAATTAAAACTCCATTTGCAAAACAATGATGTCGATGGGTACGGCAACAAAAAAGGGGTAGATGTTGTAAGTTTTGATGATGGCAACGGTGGTGGGTTTGTAGACTACTATACAAAAGCGTATCAAGATGGTGTTGGGCAAATTGCAAATACTTTAGGTAATAGCCGTCAACGTGCCTTGTTTAAAGAAATGTCAGAACGTGACGCGGTGCAGTTCAAAGGCTCATTACAAAATTACTTTGTACGTGAAAATGACGTTTATCAACAAAGCGTTTATTCATCATCAGCAGATCGTTTTATTCGAGAAATAAACGAGAACCCTGGTGACTTCACTAAGATTGATGAAAGCCGTGCTAATCTTAAAGCTTCATTAGGTAAATTAATGAATCTTGAAGGAAAGGCAGCGACTGAAGCAGAAAACATTTATCTTAAAAATGTCTCAGTGGCCCACATCACAAACATTAGCGCCTTTGTAGAAAACGGCGATTTAAAAGCAGCACTTGCCTATAAAAATAAATATAAAGACGAGATTTCATTAGCAGATAGCTTTAAGGTAGATCAGCGTATTCATCAAAAACTTGAAGATCAGCAAGTCGAATCTTTAGTTAATATGGCCACAACCGGAACACAAGAGGGTAGCAACCCTGCTTTAAATGTTCCCCCGCAAGCATCAGCAAAAATTGCTCAGGAACTTAAAAGTCTTACACCCGATCAGATGAAAAACATCAAATACAATGATCAGCGTTTAGATGTTTACACCGTGCATGCTGCAAAAGAAAAAGGTATGGATTGGGCCGCACCACTTTTACTTGCTATTCGTTTATCTGGTGAAAAATCAAATAACGATGCTGTATCACCAAAAGGTGCAAAGTCGGTTATGCAATTTATGCCCGAAACATGGAAAGAGTACAGTAATAATGGCAAGCGGGATATTAATAACCCCGCAGATACTATTGATGCTTCATTAGAGTTTATTGACTGGATTAGCAAAAAATATAAAACCAAAGACCCAATGGTTATTGCGGCTTATTATAACGGCGGGGGCAATGCCGCTACTGCTGTTTTAAAAGGGGGGCAACCCCCTGCGACTGAAACACGTAAATACATTCAGCGCATTGATAAATGGTTAACTGAAGATTTTGGTAAGTATGCAAATAAGCCTGCAAAAACACGGGAACAAGCTTATGAAGATATTTGGAATAGCAACGTTCCGGTAGATGTTAAGCAAAAGGCCTTGATTGCTACAGATCGGTACTATAGCGGACAAGATAAAGCTAAAAAGGACAAACAAGACGAAAGCTATAGTAGCTTATACAATGGTATTGTTACCGGGCAATACTCCTTTGAGCAAATTCCTGCCGCAAATATTACAGCTTTAGAACCAAATCAAATTAATAGCTTAAGAGCTGTAAGTAAGTCTATTTATTCTAAAGAAGTGAAAACTGACCCAATAACCTTAAGCATGATTATGCTTAATAAAGACGAATTACTTAAAGGTAAACCCCAATCAGTTTTACACCAGTACGCTGATAAATTATCGCCTACTGATTATAAGGAAGTTACTAAGGTTTATGCCGAAGTAAATGGCTTAAAGGATGCTAAGAAAAAAGAAGAAGAAACATTTTTGGTAAATGACTCTACTATCTCGAGTGCTCTAAAACCGTATTTAGGTATGATCGGTATTACTAGCACTACCGATAAAAAGCAGTTAGAACACTATAACGCTGTTAAAACGGATTTAATGCAAACGTTATTAGAGGCCGAAGCGAAAAACGGGGGGCATTTAACTTGGGATCAAGTGAACCGTGTAGTATTGAAAAATGTTAATCGTCAAGTTCAAATTACAACATCAAGACCTTTCTTTGATGATAAGGTGGAATTGAATCGGGTTTATAATCAGGTTAAAAGTAAGGGTGATATCACTGACTCAATGAGAACAAAAATTGATAACATATTTAAAAAGCAGGGTAGAAACCCAAGTAACGTAACGGATGCTGAGTATATCAATGCTTATTATTCAATGATGCGTCGCGGCTTCTAATTTAAGCTGTCAACAGCAAACAGCAGTCTAACCAATAACAGCATTTAAGATTACAAATAACCATAGTCTTAAGTGCTTTTATTATGTCTGATCAAAATACAAATCTGACAATTGGTCAATTATTCGAATTAAACCAAGGCAAGAACCCAACACAAATCGCGGATACAGAAGCCCGTGCGCGTAAGGCTGCACGTTCGTTGGGCTTAGACTATAACAAGATGACAGAAACGCCTGAACAGATTGTTTCTGTTGCGGATGAGGTAAACACTCAAAAGCGCGTCAATGAAGTGGTTGCAAGTGACCCTGTATTGGGTAAATACGCACTTAACCCAAATCAAGCCGCTGTTTCACTTGATGACTTTGAAAATCTAAAAGACATAAGTGATAAAGTATCACTATTGGGTTCGAGTTTGAATAAACCTTATGAACATGTTTCATATCAAGACATACAAAATGTTTTGTCTAAAGGTACGTCACCAGAACAAAAAAAGAGACTGAAAGAACTAGGCATTTACGAAGACCCTCAAAAGCAGGTCAAGCCAAATATAAACCCTAATTTACTGGATACGTTAAGTACATCATTAGTGCCCCAAACATCTGACCAAGTTTTCAAAGAACATTACGACCGCATCAAGAAAACAGCAGGCGTAATGTCTGCCGAACGGTTTAAAAAATACTATGAAAACCAAGTCTATTGGATGGAGCATACAGCAAGCGCCGAACCATCTAACCCTCAAGAACAAGGCAATCGATATGTAAATGCGGCTATTCGTGCTGTTGCGGCTATTGGTCAGACAGAAGGCGCAGTAATTAGCGCGACAACAGGAAACGATAGCCTTCTTAACTTGGCAACACGTGTTAAAAATAAAGCTGCCCCATCACAAGAAATGACGCAAGCGCTTTACCAAGCACAACTTGCGGCACAGACAAATGATGCAGGCGTATTGGGCGCGGCACAAGAACTGGTTAGCAATGCTGATGCAGGTTTAGTGGGTGAGTTTTTAATTGAACAAGCACCCCCCGCATTAGTTGGGTATTATGCAGGCGCAGGGGCAGGTGGAGTTTTAACCAATTCACTTATCAGAAATACCGCTAAATATGCGCCTATGGTGATGAACTTAGAAAAGGCGGCAAAGTTAGTACGCGGAGTAACAACCACAGGTAATGCGGCACAAGGCGCATTAGGTGCAGGCACGGCCGATGCTCTGGTGTCATATGGGCAGAACATGGCAGAAGCCCGTGAAAAGTTTTTAACCCGCCAAGAACAGATTGATTATGGTGCTGCAAAGACATGGGGTTCAGCCAAATACTCAGCGTTGGGCGGTGCATTAATGCCCGTAACTTTTGGCGGTCCTTTGCGTACAGTCGGAGGGCAGGCTGTCATTCAATCCGCTGCGGGCATGTATTCCGTTAAAGGTGCGGCTGATGCAGTTGGTGAAAAGGCCGATCCAGTCGAAATGGCTTTAGAAGGTTTGTTAGAAGTTGCAACCGCTGCGCCTGAAGTAGCAATTACATCTGCGGCCAAAGTTAAAAACCAACGTACAGCACAATTTGCATTAGACCAATTGCGACAAGATCAACAGCAAGATGCTGTTCGTTCAAGTACGTTTGCAGCTGTACTTAACAACCTTATTGACCGCAACAAAGAAAGCAAGACAGCACAACGTGATGACTCTGCAAGCCAAGCATTTATCAAACAGGCAGTTGAAGAACACGGCGCGGTTGAAGAAGTTTATATAGATGGTCAGACTTTCAACCAGTTATTACGTGACCGTAATATTGAGCCAACCGATTTATTTGAACGTGCGCCAAGTCTGCAAGATCAGTTGGGTACCGCGGAAACATTTAACGGCACTGTACAGATACCAGTAAATGAATTTGTTTCTGCAATGTCGGTTATTGAGCGTCCAACAGATTTTGTCGAGAACGTTCGTTCAAGCCCGGACATGCCAACTTATCGCGAAGCTCAAGAGAACCTTGCAAAAACAACGGAACAAATGCAGCAAGAAGCCGATACATATATGGCTGAGCAAGCCCGTTTTGAAAGTGCTGAAGATGCAAAAGAGTTGGTAGCAACAGAAGTACAAAACCAATTGGCTAAAGTCGGAACATTTACGGCTAAATACAATCGTGCAGCGGGTGAATTAACTTCAGCTTTCTACTCAACGTTAGGCGATAAACTTGGGATTTCAGCAAAAGAAGCTTTTGACCGTTACCCAATTCGTATTGCTGATGAGCCGACCACGGATAAAGGAATTTCATTTAATCAAAGTGCTAACCCTGAACAAACAATCTCAGTAGATGATTTTGCTAAGAGCATTAAAAAACAATATGGAATTGAATTAAGTCTAAAAGGTAGCCCATCAAGTAATGTTCTTTCATTGCATAAAATTGTTGTGCCTGAAGCTATGCGCAATCAAGGTAATGGCACTAAAGCAATGCAGGATATTATTAGCTATGCTGACTCGCAAAATAAAACAATCGCACTTACTCCAAGTTCTGATTTCGGCGGCAACAAAAGCAGACTTACAAGTTTTTATAAAAAACTCGGCTTTGTTGAAAACAAAGGCCGCAATAAAGATTATGAAATTTCAGAAAGTATGTACCGTTCACCAAATGGTCGTAAATATAATCAAGCGAATGGCGGTACACGCGGTTCTATTACTTTCAGCATTGGTCAAGATGGCTCAACAATCGTATTAAGCAAAAATGCTGATTTCTCAACCTTTGTGCATGAGCTTGGGCATCATTTCTTAGAAATGAATATGCAACTCGCCCTAAGTCCTGATGCGCCCGCACAAGTCCGCGCGGATATGGAAACGGTAATGAAGTGGGCTTCACCAGAAACAACTGATCTGGGCGAATGGGACTTTTTCACCGATGCAGAAAAAACAGAAGTACACGAAAAATTTGCAGAAACTTTTGAACAGTATGTTTTTACGGGTAAAGCACCAAGCGCGGCATTAAAGCAAGTTTTCAACCGATTCAGACAATTCATGATTGCCGTGTACCGGAACATTGAAAAGTTTATGGGCATCAATGACCGTGCAGAATTGAATGCGGATATCACAGGTGTAATGGACCGTATGCTTGCATCATCAAGTGCAATTGCTGAAGCACAAGCTGCATCAAATCTTGAAATGCTAATTCATCAAGATGATGCAATGCGCCTTGGTATTTCGCCAAAAGATTATGACGAAATGCGCCAAGATCATGAAATTGCTACAGAATTATCTATAAATACTTTAGAGCAGAAATCCCTGCGCAATATGATTTGGTACCAAAAGCAGAAGTCTAAGTATCTGAAAACATTGCAAAAAGAAGCAGATAAAAAACGCGCTACCGTTCGCGAAGATATGGCAAAAGAAATTGCACAAGAACCTGTATATCAGGCTATGGCATTTCTACGTCAACCGCTTGACCAAGTTGCTAAGCGCGACTCAACCAAGGTTGAGCCTGAACGCGACAATCTATTTGAAGCGATTGCTAAATTCGGCGGGCTTGATGCCAATGAAGTAGAAAGCACTTGGGGCATTGATGAAGCTGCTAAAACCAAATCGGGCGTAGGCAATAAGCCTGTTGTACGTTCTTCAAAGTCAAAAGTAAAAGGCCTGTCAATCGAATCAATGGCTGAAAAGCTTAGTGAAGAAGGGTATTTAACTTTAGATGAGCACGGCAAATTTGATACCCGAGAACTTGAAGATAAATTTGCGGAACAGTTGCGCGGCGTTAATCAATATTCTAATCAAGTTGATCCTGAATTGTTAGATTATTCACAGGACATGGATTTGCTGCAACGCTATGCAGAAGGTCGCACAACCAAAGGTAAGTTATCACTAGATTGGATTGAAGCTAAATATGGCCGTGATAGTGATATTTACCAACGCATATCTAAAGGCGCTTATGGTTTTGCACAGCGCGGTGGAGAAAACCCCGACGTAGTTGCTGAAATGTTCGGATATGAAAGCGGCGATGCATTGATTCGTGACTTGCTTAATTCACCGAGTCCTAAGCAAAAAATTGATGAGCTCACCGATGCGCGTATGGCTGTTCAATATTCTGAATTTTTCGATCAACAAAGCATTATAGAAGCAGTCGAAGCCGCATTACACAATGATGTTCGTGCGCGTATGCTTTCAGCTGAAATGGCTGCACTAAACGGTTTGCTTGGCCGCAAGTCTGCTTTGAATGAAGCAGCAAAGACAGTTGCTCAAGATATTGTTCAACGCCAAAAAATTAAAGATATTCGACCGCATGTACGTGCACAAGATGATGCTCGTTTAGGGCGCATGGCAAATGAAGCATTTAGAAAGGGGGAGACGGTCGAAGCTGCACGCCATAAGCGCAATCAATTGGTTCAGTTCTATGCAACCAAATACAGTTATGATGCAAAAGACCAGATTCAAAAACATATTGATTTAGTCAAAAAGGTTTTTGGAAATAACGAGAAGTTATCTAAAAACCGTGACTTTGATTTTGTGACCGCTGCCCGCGGCATTTTGGGCAAATATGATCTTGGCCGCGAATCAACAAATTATGAGCATCAACTAGAATTGATACGTAAATATGACCCGACCACATATGCCGAAATACAGAACATAGGCGCATTGCCTGAAAACCAAAACTATCGTGAATTAACGCTTGAGCAATTTAATGCGGTAATGGCAGCGGTCGAAACGCTATGGCATCGATCTAAAGAAAACAAGATTTGGCATACGACCAATGAAGCTTTTGAGCGGGAACAGGTCCGTGAAGAACTAATACAGCAAACAGGCGGTAAGAAAAGCGTTGAGAAAATTCAGCAAACTTTATTGGGTAGAGATAAGACCGCAGAACTTAAAGCTAAGTTCATGGAATTAGGCGCTTCCGCAAAACGTGTCGACCAGGTGGTGACTTGGTTAGACGGCGGCGCAAGTGGCAAATTCCGTACTTATCTAATCAACCCTATGCAAGATGCTTTGGCTAAATATCGTATTGAGAAAGCCAAGATGCTTAAAGACGTGGTCGATATTTTTGAAGGATTTGGCAAACTGGATAATTCAAAAATTGCTGCGCCTGAACTTAATAACTTTACTTTCGTGGGCAAGCAATCTTTGCTCCATGCGATTTTGCATACAGGTAACTTAAGCAACAAAGAGCGTCTTGTTTTAGGCTATGGGTGGGGTGCGCGTTTAGAAGATGGTTCGGTTGATTTCAGTGCATGGGATCAATTCTTTAGCCGGATGGTTAAAGAGGGCGTGATTACCAAAAAGGATATGGATAACATCCAAAAGCTCTGGAACCTTTTTGACAAATACAAAGAGCAAGCACAAATCACACATAAAAAAATTAACGGTCGCTATTTTGATGAATTACCACGTACACCTATTAGTACGCCATTTGGTGAGTATGAGGGCGGTTATGTGCCTGCCGCTTATGACCGCATTCGCTCAAATGAGCAAGACCGCATTCAAGATAAAAACTTAGCCGAAAATAACTTAGCTGCATTAGATATCGCAACGACTGGCGCGAATTTTACAAAGTCACGTGCAGATCGTTACCACGATCAGCTTGAGCTTGATATGTCTCGCTTACCAAGCCACCTTGATAAAGAACTTCGCTACATCCATCTTGAATTACAGATTCGACAAATCGGACGTTTATTGCTGAATAAAGATTTTCGAAATGAGATTGAGCGCGTATTGCCATTTGGGGTTAAACAAGTCTTTAATCCATGGTTGAAAGCAATCGCAAATCAGACCGTTGATGAAAGCTCAGGCGTTAGTTTACTCGATAATATTTTCCGCACACTTCGCCGCAATACGGGTATTGCGATTATGGCAGGTAACTTAAAAAATGCTGTTGAGCAGTTCACAGGATTTACACAGGTTGCCGTTGCAGTACCACCAAAGCAATTACTTAAAGCACAGGCACATTACTTTGCATCAGTTGCTACACGCGCAGATATGGCAAGCAACATTATGGAAATGTCTGACTTCATGAAAACCCGTTTTGACCGAGCAGCGGATGAATACCGTTATGCAGTAGATGAAATTGTTTTTCAGAAGGGTGCAATTCAAACAGTGAAAGATTTCACTATGAAGCACGCGTATGTCTTACAGACAACTATACAAAAGCCGATGGAAATCATTTCTTGGCAAGCTGCATTCAACCATTACACAGAACAGGGTATGGGCCAATATGATGCAGCTCATGCAGCGGATGCGGTTATTCGTCAATACATGACCGATATGTCACCAGAGGGTATTTCAAATCTTGAACGCGGTACGCCTGCTAAACGAATGTTTTTGATGTTTTACAACTGGTTCAATATGATTTGGAATACAACGATGTCTGAAGCTAAGCTTGCATTAGAAGCAAGTAACGGTTCATGGGTGCAGGCTTCGCCTAGATTGGCCTATGTTGCCTTAATGATGGTTTCAATCCCCTCTATGTTGTCTGAACTACTAAGTGTTATTTTTGCAGGTGGTTTGCAAGATGACGATAAGGACGGCGAAAAGTGGGATGACCTTTCTGCAAGACTTGCTTTATCACAATTAAAAATGCTTGCTGCATTTGTTCCGTACGCAGGTAATGTGGTAAATGCTGCAATTAGCAACACAGACAATAACGTAATGAACGACCGTTATACCGCTTCACCAGTGTTCAGCATGGGGGAAAGTGGTCTTTCATTGATTCAACATTTCAAACGTTCTTTGGATGAGGACAAAGAAGTCAACCAAGGTAAAGCAGCAAAAGACTTAATGAATACAGCAACGCTTGCTACTGGTATTCCATTTGCTGTTTTAGGTAAGCCTTTTGGTTATTGGCTAGATGTAGCTCAAGGTAAAAAAGATGCGCCAGACAACATTTACGATGCAACTCGCGGAACGATTACAGGAAAGCACGCCCCTAAAGATTAGTCTGTTGACATGACTTGACTGCGTATATCTTTAAATGTCTGAACATTCAATAAAATGGCTGTAGGGATTACAGCCTTTTTTATTGGTGCAATTATGACTGTTCAAGTATCAGATCGGTTAAGTCAACTCTATGTTGGTAATGAAGTGAATACACGTTTTGACTTTATGTTTCGGGCATATGAGCAAGAAGACGAAACAGGTATTGGGGTGCGAGTAAAAGTTGGTAACGAATTTGAGTTTATTGACGAATCTGAGTACGCAGTTACTTTTCATCCCGATGATATGGGGGGATACGTTACTTTTGTCAAACCGCCTAGCGCTGAAACTTTTTTTTATATCGCAGGTAAAACACCTGTAGATCAACTTCTTGATATCACTAATTATGATAATTTTTATCCTGATGCTATTGAACGCGCACTCGACAAATTAACAGCGATTTTACAAGAATGGAAACACCTTGTTGATTTTGAAACGCAATCTCGTATTTTGGCTGATATTGATTATGATCAATTAGCGATACAACGTGAAGCTGAATTAAAAGCTTATATTGATGGGATCGCAAGCTCTATTATCGGGCAACCTGTCGTTGGGTTACCCGCTCAATTTGTTATAGATGGTGATAAAAACCAGAAACAAATTAATAGTGAACAAGCTGTTATTAATAAGGGCTTAACATATAGAGAGATTCATTTAAGTCGTCTAGGTGCGAAGTTTGATGGATCAGATGAGACTGCAATTTTAGCTCAAGCAATCAGTTTGGCGGATAACAATACAACTATTGTTTTCGATGGTTCCCCATTCTTGTTTAGTAGTGTTGATTTTGGATCGAAATCTGTTAGTTTACGCGGTATTCCATCAATCTCTGCTCAGCAATTAGCTAGCATTGTAAAGATCAGTGGTGATGGCATTATTTGTAACACACAACAAGTAAAAGCAGCGTATATTGATGCGCAATCTACAGGTACTAAATCAGATGGCTTAAATCGCTGTTTTATTACAAATAATAAAAACAATGGCGTTTGGGTGCAATTTAAAAGCGTTAGAGCATCAAAATTTTCAGGGCATGTGATTTATGCAAAAGACTTGATCGATTCTGAGTTCTCAGACTTTGTTCCTGAAGATAACAAAAAAGTCTTTCGTTTCTTTAAAGATGCGTGGATAGCAAGCACTACAATCAAATTAAACAAAGTATATGCTCAACGAAATACGTTATTGTTTGAAGCTGATGACTGTGACCACTCCTTAATGATTGATTGTATCTACGAATTTAATGATGATTTAGGGCATTCTCATAACAGTTCGTGGACAGCAGTTAATTTATATACAGAGAACAACAGTGCTCCTCTTCTAATGAACGATAGCTACTGGCTCCCGGTACATCATTATGCATACACTGCTAATGATAGGGTTATCCTTAATCAGAGTGGTTTGAACCCGATTGATAGGGGATTTACAACAATATCACAGCGTAACCTTGATACATCGCAATTGATCAAGGGGTTCGAGCGTTATTCAACTATAGAACCATCTTTTAATGGGCAGACATGGACAAAATTAGGAACGGCGTATTTAACGCAAGCGGGCATCGTAGAAATTGAGATTATAGGATCTAGTTCTTATTCTCAGCCTGCAACCCCTAGCGAAACGACATCGATCGGAAAAACTACCATCTATATTCAAGCGAAAAATGCAATACAAGCAGGGCAACCCAATGTGCACGCTACATTTTTCCATACTGGCGTTTCGACAGGTGTAACACAATGCCGACTAGTTCAATCAGGGGCAACAAATACAGCTTTTGACGTTTATATTTTGCAAGACTCATTTGCTTATGTGGGTTTCGCAGTTAATCTAAATAAAGGTGACTATTTCGAACAAGATATTAAGAGATTACAGCCAAAACCTACAGGTGGTGGCTCTGGTGATGTCAATACGCCAACAATGTTGATTGCTTATCCTTATGTTAGGATCGGGACAAACTTAGCGCATATTGGAGTTAATGAAACAGCGCCTGTCATTGGGGCGATATCAACAACAACAGTTGGTGCATCAGGATCAGCTTCAGCTTTGCCCGCAAATCCGATCGGATATATTACTGTTAATATTAATGGAACAAACTATAAGATGCCTTACTATAACGTTTAATTATTTCATTAAAAAAGCTGCTATTAGCAGCTTTTTTTTTTTATTTTTCAACGATCGAGGCGTCTCTATTTTTAATCTGTTTTTTAGCAAAATTAAAATTCAAGAATCGCTGTTCAACATGTATAAATGTAAACGTGGAAATTGTGTAAGTGACATAAAAGAAAGCAAATAAAAGTAAAACTAATATCAAGTGGTTTTGAATTGAATAATACTTAATAAACTGCATAAATCCGTAAAGAACGCATCCGTGAACGAGATAAATACTGTAACTAATCTCACCAAGTTTTTGTAAGGGCTCAATATCTAAAAGACCAAATATATTATTCTCCGAACTCAAGCACAGGAAAAGAAAACCGCAAGACGCTATCAAATATAGGTAGAATATATTATGACTAGATATAAAAAATGAAGAAAGAAAAAACAGGATTGCTAGTGTTGTTGCGGTTTTAGTTTGGAGAAATGTTTGAAACGAGCACAATCCTTTAACTTCAAGCGCAATATAACCAACATAAAAACAAAGCGCTGCGCGTGGATCGATATATACTTTCCCATAAATTCTTAATAGGAAACCCGCGATAAATATGGAAAAAATTGATCCAAGAATCAGAAGGTGTCTGATTGCTTTATTTTCAATCTTTCGAAATAAATAAAACAATATTGGGATACTAGCATAAAGAAGGATTTCGAGCTTAAGTGTCCATTCCACCCCCTTAGTCATCGCTGTTATATTCAAAACATCGTAACTACCAAAAAAAGCGTACCATTTAGCGATCCCAACAAAAAGACCCCAATCAAATGCCTGATTAGTGGTAATTAGCCCGACTACAATACAAAACGAAACCACAAATGCATAAAGGGGAAAGATTCTAAGAAATCTATTTTTTATGAACTTTTTAAGATTAAAAGTTGTGCCGTCTAGTAATTTATAAAATAAATAACCTGAAATCATGAAGAAGATAGCCACGCCTATTTTGCCAGTGTTTGTAGCTTGGTTACCAAATCCAACTAAGTCGAAATAATCTTTATCAAAAACCCAAGGGTTTCCAATATAAATATAAAAATCTTTGAAGGCGTGACTGAACATTACTAAAGAGGCCAATATACCCCTAACACCATTGATAGGGTTATTATTTTTTATTGGTATGGCTTCATAATTTGCATATCTGTTTTTAAATAAAAACGGCATTAAGCACATCAAAAAAACTAGTAAATAATATTTTATTTCGATCATTTTTGGTATCAGACTTATAAATTTAAGTAATTGTACAAAATAATGAGTTTTCAATCTAGATTAGGCTTTAGCCTCATACTGTCCAATTTTTTTTTTTTTTTTTTGCAAACTATGTGGTGGGGGCTTTTTACTGTCAACAGATTTCGATACTTATAAAAGACCAATACCTAAAATAATGAAAACATTAGACGGTACCAAAAATGAACGATCCATTAACTATTAAATCTTTACCTTGGGTAATTAAAATCTGGGCAGCAGTAATGGGCGGCATTTTTGCTCTCATGCTAAGCGGGGATATTGATACTGAAGGAAAAATTAAAATCAATCTTAGTGTCATTCTGAAACTATCAATCAGTATCACTATTAGTTTGTACGGCGGTTCTGCATTCATCGAATACCAAGAGTTAGGAAACCTCCACCCAATGACGCACGGTTTCATCATGCTGATTTTTGCGGTCTTTGGAATGCTCTTAATTGGTATTTGGTACCAAGCAATTCGTTTATGGAAAGGCAAAACAATCAGTGAACTAATCACTGAAATTAAAGAGTCATTCAAAGCGTTGTTCAAGTAGGAGAATGCAAATGTCAGTAGATAATGCAGAGCTAGTTGCGCAAGCCTATACATGGCTTCGTGCAATGTCCGGTGGCAAATTAACTCAAGAACAGGTAACAGCAGGCGATTCTGTAATTGCAATGAATGGTCTTAAGACATTCGCCCAAGTTATTGGGTTTAAAATGGACAATGCTGTTACTGGCTTCCGCGATATTTCCGAAAATGGCTACAAACTCATTAAATCGTTTGAAGGATTTGAGCCAAAAGCTTATCAAGATACAGGGGGGGTGTGGACGATCGGCTACGGTACCATTAAATATCCGAACGGCACACGTGTTAAGAAAGGCGATATGTGCACAATGGCAGAAGCTGAAGAGTGGTTGAAAAATGACTGCGCTTGGGTTGATGCCTGTCTCGATAAATATCTAAAGTTTCAACCAACTCAAAACCAATTTGATGCACTAGCTTCACTTGTTTATAACATTGGTGAAACTGCTTTTTCTAAAAGCACATTGTTAAAAAACCTTAATTCAAGTGATTTAAAGGGCGCGGCCAATCAATTTGATAAATGGGTTTATGACAATAGTAAAGTCATACCGGGTTTAGTTAATCGTCGTGCAGCTGAAAAGAAGTTGTTTCTGTCGTGAAGGTATTTCACTGTAAAAGATCAAAGTTTGCTTTGTTGATTACTCTACTGTGCATTCTCTTTTCAGGCTGCACAGCACATTCAATCAATAATCATATTGAAGTATCATTGTGCGTAAAAGCAGTTTGAGTTTTTAAAATGGCGCAAGTAATGATTATGGTTATGGAGGCAGGCAAGGCTGAGCACACATGCAACTTGCTTGCTGACATAAACAAAAACGGTGAAGTAACCAAGCTCTATGATTATCATGGCAATGAATTAAAAATTAACTTTTTGCAAAACCAAGTCTATTACAACAAAACTTGGTGGCAGTTTACTAAGAAACAAGACTTTTAAAATAAAGCCCCTAAATAGGGGCTTCTTATTATGCAGCATTTAGCATTTTGGCTATTTCGGATGCGGTCGGATTGTAATAGGTATTAACTAATACACTAATAGTTTTGTGCCCTGTAATTTTGGCAAGAATCTCAACAGGCAAACGATAGTCATGAACAAAGCGTGTGATTGCTTCGTGTCTTGAATCGTGAAAAGTAATAACCCCATCTAACCCAACACGGCGTAAATTACGTTGCCAAATTAACCTGAAGGCGTTTGATGTAAGCGGCACCATGCGATTATCGTTTGGATCATCTGGCAACCAAGAAAGCATTTCTTTTGCCTTGGCAGTTAAAGGTACGTCACGGGATGAGCCATTCTTGGTATCTAATAACCGGATAAAGTCAGTAAATATTAAAGACCTTTGCACGCTAAGAATTTCACCTTTACGCATTGCGGTCTCAAGGGCAAATAGAAATGACCAAGCAACTCGATGCCTTGGTTGTGTTGGAGTTTTACCCCAAGCGTAATCCAATCCTTTAATTATTGTATCAATATGGTCCTGATTAACACGTTGATGTCTTGGTGGGGGTGCTGAAGGTTTTGTAATTTCCTTGAATGGATTTTCTTTAGTTAAAAATAATTCTTTTCGTGCAAAGTCAAAAACTGAACTGTACATTGCCATTTCTCTAATGACTGTTGCACCTTTAACTTGCTTTAGGCGCTTATCTCGCCATTGCTTAACTAAAGCAGGGGTTAGATCGTGTATAGACTCATCTGCTAGTTCGCCCCAATTTTTCTTTAGGCATTTAAGCATTTGAACAATTAAGCGGGCGCTTTTCATTTTGCGGCCTTCATCCTGATAGTACATATCAAAAAGGGCTTGAAAAGAGATATGGATTTTTTCGGGTTCTGAAACAGGCTGTTCAGATTGTAATTCTAAAAGTTTAGTTGCGGCCCACTGTTCGCATTCACTAGCGGTATCACGAGAGGCAGCGTAACGTTTACCTTTAAAACGAACTTCAATACGCCAAGCGTTGCCGCGACGGGTCGGTTTCTGCATTTTTAACACTCCAAATTTCATGGTGGCGCACTGCCGACAAAAATCGAAGATGTACAAATGACACCCACTTTTCTGGCGGCGGCACGGAAATATAAAGCGTTTTTTAATGTGAAATATGACTATTTTGAATAGTCATAGCTGACCTATCGACAATAAAAAACAAGCCAAAAGATTACTAGAACCTTTCAGCTTATTGATTTTTAACAACAAATTTTGGAGCGGGAAACGAGACTCGAACTCGCGACCCCAACCTTGGCAAGGTTATGCTCTACCAACTGAGCTATTCCCGCAATGTGAGCACATTATAGAGTGTTTCATTAAACTGTCAACACTCTTGTGATCTAATTGAACGTTTAATCAGCACGACGCCAAACTGTACCTTGACGGGTGTCTTCGAGAACTACACCTTGCTCAAGTAAAGACTGACGAATAGCATCTGCCTTCGCAAAGTCTTTAGCTTTTTTAGCATCAACACGTTGTTGAATAAAATCTTCAATTTCAGCATCAGACAATGCAAGCGCTTCTTGTCCAATATCTGATTTTAAGAAATCATCTACATTGTGTTGTACCAAACCTAAAATGTTGGTGAGGTAACGTAATGTCGAATAAAGCACAGTCGCTTGGTCAGCTTGCTCTTCTTTTACAGCACGGTTTAACTCTTTGTTGAGTTCAAACAATACAGCCATTGCTTCGGCAGTGTTGAAATCGTCACACATGGCGTTGTTAAAACGTTCAATAAAGCCTTGATCAAGCGTTTCAGTTGTCGTTTGACCATATACTTGTTGATAAGCTTTAAATGAATGGTAGAAACGAGTTAAAGAAGTTTTTGCTTCTTTAAGCGCTACATCAGAGAAGTTCACTGGGCTACGGTAGTGTGAAGACACAATAAAATAGCGGATCACTTCAGGGTGGAACTTCTCCATCACGTCACGAATCGTAAAGAAGTTGCCTAAAGACTTAGACATCTTTTCGCCATCAACGTTAATAAAGCCAACATGCATCCAGTAATTCACATACTGCTCACCAGTTGAGGCTTCACTTTGTGCAATTTCATTTTCATGGTGTGGGAACATTAAATCTGAACCACCACCATGAATGTCAAAGTGGTTACCTAGGCAGCAAGTTGACATTGCAGAACATTCGATGTGCCAACCCGGACGGCCATTACCCCAAGGGGATGCCCAAGACGGTTCATTTTCTTTGGCACGTTTCCAAAGCACAAAGTCAAAAGGATGTTTCTTTTCAACTTCTACATCGACACGCTCACTCGCGCCAGCTTGCATGTCATCAAGCTTACGACCAGAGAGGCGACCATACTTTTCAAATTTGGTGACTTCAAAATAAACATCGCCGTTTGAAGCAGGGTAAGCAGCGCCTTTATTGACCAGATTGCCAATCATGTTTTGCATCTGGTCGATATATTCAGTCGCTTTCGGTGCTTCATCTGGCGCTAAACAGCCTAAGTTCGCTGCATCTTCATTCATAGCGTCGATGAAACGAGTGGTGAGCTGTTGAATCGTTTCACCATTTTCATTCGCACGTTTGATGATTTTGTCGTCAATGTCGGTAATGTTGCGAATGTAGCGAACTTTCCAGCCTTGACTACGCAAGAAACGGATAATGTAGTCAAATGCAACCATAACTCGAGCATGCCCGATATGACAGTAGTCGTAAACGGTCATACCGCAGACGTACATATCGATGTGACCTTCTTTGCGAGGTACAAATTCAACTTTTTTTCGTTGCTCAGAGTTATATAAAACAAACGGTTGCAT